AGCTTGGCCGAACGCCGCGTTGCTCAATCCCTGCGCTATGCCGTCGTCTATGAGTTCGGGGCAGGCTAGGCAAGCCCCTATGAAGATGGATTCTTTGTTCATTTGTCATCCTCCCATTTGCCAATCGTGCGGAGAAAAGCCTCGGCTCGTTGGGCGGCGGTAAGCGAAATCCATCTCCACTTACCGATCTCCTTCTGCGCCTTCAGCGCAATATCGTAGGTGCAATCAGAGTAGGCTATGCGTTGTTTTTCAGTCAGCGCCTTCTCCGCCTCATGCATGGCGTTGAGGTCGTTGAGGTAGTCGGGCAATGCAATCCAGTCGTCAGCATAACCACATCCCTTGAAGCGGGCTTTGGGATGCACTCCTTTCGTGCCTTTAACGTCTGTCCAGCCACACGCTTTCGCGATGGCTATTCTTTGTTTTTCTTTGTTCATTTTTTCTTTTTGTAACTAACATTATCTAGCGTGGGTGAGTGATTTTCCTTGTTCGCCTTCACCAACCGATCAACAGAGGGAAGGCTTAGGCTGTGTTTCTTACATAAATCCTTACGAGACATGCCCTCCCGCCAGTCTAGCACTACGGCAAGGGCTTTGGGAGCCTCAATTTTAGGACGTGCCGCAAATTCCCGGCTCTTACCCTGTGGGATGGGGTTCTCTGAAAATCGTTTGTAATATTTAGCCATCAAAAATCTGACGCTATCCATCGTTTCTGATATGTTCATAGAGGTTTGACTCCGTTCTTTCGGCAATGCACCTGAATTGCGGCCCTACTTACGCCCAATTCCTTCCCGATTTGCTTAATGGGCATCCCGCTTTTTCGCATTTCGAGAATAGCGTCTATCGTTTTGGCTGAGAGCTTGTTCGTTTTCCGGTCTTCTTCAATTGGTCCCCCACCTTCGCGCATTAAGCGCGGCGCATGGCGAAAGATTAGGTCTAGGCAGATAGACGCTGTGCTCATGCTTCGTCCCCCCATTTCCCAATCGTGCGAAGAAAAGCGCGAGCACGTTGGGCGGCGGTGGCGTTTGCAACGTGACCCACTTCATTACTTGTTAAATCCCACCAATACTTTTCACGATTTTCTAAGACAATACCGCTAAGCTCTGCTGCAAATTGATTTACCTGTTCCGGCTCTAAGTGAGCCATAGCTTCGTGCATGGCGTTGAGGTCTTGGAGGTAGTCGGGAGGCGATTGTGGAAACACTTGACCGCGCATATCCATTTGAAATGGATTTGGCTTCCACCCACACGCTTCCGCGATGGCTATTCTTTGTTTTTCAAGTTTCATTTGTTTTCTCCAAAGTCTGCTGGGCCGCAAATAACCGCTCTCTTGAAATCTTCTGCCCTAAAAAGAATCGCTCCGTCCCAAGCAAGGATAAGAGCAGAATGCTTCTTAATTTCGCCGTGAATTTCGGTTACAATCGAAATGTATTCCTTTTGCTTTTCCGTGAATTCAGCCATAGAATTTACCGATGTCGTCTTGTAAATTTCTGTTCCGTCTTTGAAATAAATCGTGAGCTTTATTTCTGAGCTTTTGGGCTCTGTTTCTTTCTTTGAGAATAGGTTCATTTTGTTTTGTGTTGGTAGAGGTAGTGTCTTGCTAGGTGAAGCGGTGCTCCATGGTCTCGGCAGAGCTCTCTTAGGGTTTTCTGTGCTTTGAATAGGTCCGCAACTTTCATTGCGGCCCAGCCTCTTTTCGTAGGCAATCTTATTCTGGTCTTAATGACTGTTTCTTTAGGCATTAAGATGGTTTCTTCAGGGTTAATGCTTGTTTCTTTAGATGTTATGTCTTGTTCCATAGGTGTTTGTTATTTTCTGACAAGGTTTTGACGCCGCTACGCAATTCGCGGCTAGTTAAGCTGCCAAATATCCGACAGAGAAGATTCCATAGGCCGTTAGGCCAATGTCTGAGAGTCCCGTTTGCACTACCCCAAAAGAATCAGGGCTTCGGTATGCGCTTAGCTGCCAAATGATCCTCCAGAGGGAGTTCCATACCGCCCTCCCTCGAATCTTCAAAGTTGGGGAACGGATTTTCGCGCTGTCCTAGCAAAGCTGAGTGTGTCGCCGTTTAAGGCGTCCGGTGGTAGTTGCCTTATACGCCCCCGGAACGGTGCGTTCTGCTTTCTGGGCAACAAAAAAGCCCCAAGGTGGAACTAGCACCAAGGGGCATTCTCAGGGAATCCGGCCTTAACGACCGAAAGACAAAAGTTTTCCTTTAGCTCTAGTTCAGCTACCTAACGAGGGGATTATACCATAGGTTCGTTGTCAATTGGTTTGTTTTCGTCGCGTTCAAACTTTTCGGCCTCTTGAATGAGCCGTTCCAATTCCGTTTCAATCCATTGGTTGATCGCGTCCCTGTCGGTTATCGTAACCCCCGGTATTACCCCGTAGGGCAGGCAATAGCGTAAAACAGCCTGCAATTGGCCGACGTGGTAGGGGTAGTTTATGCGGCGGGTGCCGATAAATGCCGTGATGTGTTCTGGTTCTGTTTTCATGTGTTTTATTTTGTTGTTCGCTGATAGAGTTCAATTAACGCCCGCGCTAGGTGGTGAAATCCAGCCTTTTGTGCGCGTTCGGCGGCTAGTAGGTAGTCAAGGGGTGTCATAAGTCCCAACTGTCGTCATCGTCTTTGCGCCAAATTTGCCAAAGGACAATTAGGCCGAGCAATTGGAGGATAATTAGAACGGCCAAACCTAGGCCGATTAGATTAGGGAGTGTCATTTTGTTTTGGTTGTTTAACGGGAAGTTTGAATATGAAAGCCCCTTCGCCCCTCATGGCATGATCGAACAGCGCATCAAGGCTTTCCCCAATAGGGATTCCATAGGCTTTACGCCACGCTTGCAGGCTTGCCAGTGTGCGAGGCTGCACAAGGCCCACAAGCCTCACCTTGGGCAGTCTATAGGGTCTAGGCGTCATCTTAAGAGCCTCACGGCGAGGCAGAGGACTAATGCGCCTATGCTTAAGAGACAAAGCGCGGCGTTAAGAAGTAGGCGTGTCATAAGTGTTTTTTGATTTTGGCCCAATAGGCGTTCAGATTGGCTAGTTTCTTCCCCGTTGCTTTCATGGCGTTGGGCCCGCCGTTCCAAATTCGGGCTTTTACCTCGTCGCTTTTTCCCTTGCCATAGTGTTCCGTGTAAAGCCGAAAGATTTGCCGTGATTTTTCGGCATCGAATCGGTCGTTTAAGGTGAATTTAGTCCCTGCGAATCGGTTAACGTCTCGCACGGTGATGGCCCAAATCTGAGCTATTCCCGCCGCACGTCCGCCGTCGCCTACGGCAAGCGGGTTTCCGTTGCTTTCTACACGGCAAACGGCTTCCCATAGCCCCGCCTTTACGGGCAGGGCAGAGCAGGCAAGACAGAGCATAAGCAAGGTGCGTTTCATGCGTTGCCCTCCGCTTCTTTGATTTTTTGAACAGCATAATTTATCCACTCAATTTCGCGTTCATCTAAGCCGTCAAGAAATACGGATGCTCCGCCGGATTTTGTGCGTGCGCCTAAAGTGTGGCCCCGCAAGCTAAAGCGCGACCATTGTATCGCAAAGGATTGCGCTGTTTCACGTTTTGGAAATGAAATTTCGGCTTTAGCATTCATTTCACGCCCTCCGCTTTGCTGATAACCGAACCAATTCGGGCGCGAATCCACTCAGGGGATTCCCCGGCGTTGGCATAAACCAATTGCAACGCCGCAAGCAACTCGGGTGCGGCTGCAACCAATCGCATATTCGCAACGTTGGTGTCTTTGAAATTGGTTACGAATCTGCAAGAGGCAACAGTTTCGCCTAATGGCCCGTAAACAAGTTCCCCCGGCGCGTAATGCCACGGCCCCGGCGTGTGTGTGTGTGTGTGTGTGTTCATATGTGTTCACCCCAAAAGCCCGCTCCATTAACGGGAGCGGGCTTTTGATTGGGTTTGAGGGTTAATCAATCGGCGTGCGTTTCCATCTTTCCAAGGATGAAATCGGCGGCCCTTTGTCCCTGAGCGGCGGCGTGAATTACTAGCTTGGCGTCCTCTTTCAATTGTTTCAACCACCCCTGAATATAGGAGGCGGAAGCGGGCAGGGTGTTGTCAATCCCTGAAACGGCGCAAAGAAAAGCCGCGCCCATTTCCGCAACCAACTCTTCCTTGGCGTAGGTTTCCCCGCCAAACGCCGCAACCTCTGCAACGCCTTTTCGATTAAGGCGGCTTTCGTGCCCGGTTGCGTGCGTCAACTCATGGAATAGGGTGGAATAGTAGTTCCCCGACGTGTCAAATGTTTCGGCTTTTGGCATTTGAACGCTATCCGTTGAAGGGCGGTAATAAGCCCTATCCCCGCCGTGCGCCAATTTGGGAGCCCTTGGCATATTAGAAACAATCTTTTCCGCCTCTGCTACGGGGTTGAATTCCGTTCCCTCAATCTTTTCCGCCGCCCATTCTATGCCGTCGCATTGTTCAACGTTAAAAACCGTGTAATACTTCAAGAAAGGGATTTTCTTCGGCTTGCCGGTAGCGTCCTTTTCTGTTTTGCTATCAACCCAATTCCAAAAAACAACCGGCGTCCCCTTTTCCCCTTTCCGCACGCTTCCCTTTAGTTCGGCGGCTTGTTTGTAAGTAAGCCAAAACGGGCACGAATAAGGGGAAAAGGATAGCAGAAACCAATTTATGCCCCGGTAGGATTTGCGGCTTCCAAAGTTTGCAGGGTTTCCGCCGTTTTGCGCTTTCCACGGCTTGCGCCATGGAACGGTCCCCGCTTCCAACTGTAAAACGATGCGTTCCGTGATAATGCTATAAACGTCTTTCTTTTCTTCCGTTTTCATTGTGTGTTTTTCCCTAGTCTTTTTCTGATGCCGTTGCGTGATGCATTGGCGATGTGGAGAGAGTGCGCGAGCGTGTGAGAGATTGCAAGCTTTTCTGCACAAAAAGATGAAGATAGTCCGCAACTCACATCCTTTCAACGGTTTAAAATTCAGCTCAGGCACCGGATTTGCGGCCCCTTCACCCTCACACCGTAAGAACAGAGCAAACCAACGGTAGAGAGCCCATTCAAAGAGAGAGAGCCAACAGCCAACAGCCAAGCGCAGCCGATAGCTTGCCCTCATGCCCCTACTTGCAAGGTATAGGATGCCCCGGTGGAATGCCTCACGGAATGCCCGACAGAATGCCCGGAGAATCTTGGCCCGCAATCTCAGCTTGTAATCCATTCCCCTTCCCTTAACAGATACCGCCTCACGCGTGCCCAATCGCGCACCAGGTCGCTGAGATTGTGTCTCAATAAGCTATAAGGCTAGGCTACTAGGCTAGTAGATCGCGCTAGGCTACTAGGCAAGGCTAGGCGCGGCCCGGTAAACCTAGCGCAAGCCTCACGCCTACCCATAGGGGGGGAGGGGGGTCAAGGGCGGGGGGGGTGGGGTTATTGTAATTGGTCAGAACGCCCCCTAAAAAAAATATTCCAAATGGTCCTTCCTAAAAGGAGAACGTAGAACATAGTTGAAAAAGACGGGGAAACATAGTTGAACAAATGTCTTGACAGAAATTTTGGGGGCTGGTTACAATCCATACGCAAGCGAAGGATAATGCTTAAAGACTTTTTTTCATTGTTTTTGTTTGGCATTCTATGTCTGGATTGTTTCAAGTATAAGTCGATTATGATCTATTTGTCTAAAGTATGAGCCTAGAGAACATCAGCCCCGTTCTATTGTCCTCCCTAGTGGACAGTGATTGTCGCACCCTAGAGGCGCGGGAGCCGACGAAGGCTATGCTGTGCTTGGAGCAACTGGCGGAAGGGAATACGTGGGAGGAGATAGCTGAGGCTACGGGATTCTCGTTCAATCAGATTAGTAAGGTGAAGGCGCGGCATGAGGTGGCGATAGAGGTGAGACGGAAGCAGTTGGCGGCTGATGGGTTTGAGATGGCAGAGGGGCTGAGGTTGTTGGCTAAACAGAAGCTGGAGATGCTGGCGAACAATCCTGACGCTTTGGCTAAGGTGAACATTCGGGACTTGGTTCTTTCCTATGGGATAGCCGTGGATAAGGGTATGCAGGCTCTAGGTGAGAACAAGGTGGTGGTAGAGCACAAGGCCGGGAAGCCTAGCTTGGAGGATGCTATGAAGGCTATAGCGGATGCTAGGGCCGCGCTTCAGAAGGAGGCTGTTGAGATATGATTTGGAGGAAACACGCCATTCTCGCGCCACCAACCAATGAGGAAATGGCGCGAATGCAGCCAGAGGCTTTAGCCTCGCTCTACGATATCTACCATCAGGCGATAGAGAACAGCATCCGAGACCCTTACAGGTATGGGTTTAAACTTCCTCACTGGAAGAAGGCAGAGGAGTTGTTAGAGTCTTTCAATGAGATACTTGTGAGCGGAGGCAATAGATCGTCCAAGACAACGTGGGCAGCAACAGCCGTGGTTAAGGCTGCAATGGACAATCCCGGTAGTGTGATTATGTGCTTCGCGCAGAACGCAGACGTGTCTATTCGCCAGCAACAATGCGCCATTTACGATGCTCTCCCTGAAGAGCTTAGAAAGAAAACCCTTAGTGCTGAGGAGAACATTAGCTACACGCGGAAGAATGGATTCTCCAAGAGTAGTCTAATTTTGCCGGGGACCAAGAGCCACATCATCTTCAAAACCTATGCTCAATTTCTTAACAACGATACTATTCTGGAAGGCGCGGAGTTGGGCAGTCGTGAACCGGTATGGCTCAATCTTGGGGCTTGGTGTGATGAATATCTTATTGGCCCTGAGCTACTACGCACTCTGCGTTTTCGATTGGCTACCCGTAACGCCAAGGTTATTGTTACGTTCACTCCGATTGACGGTTACACGGAGGTGGTTAGAGACTACCTTGAGAAAGCAAGAACTGTTGAAACCAAAACGGCGGAACTCCTCAATGACAGACCGGTTCCGTTTATTCAGCACGCTGCGAATGGCAATAGCGCAATCATTTACTTCCATTCAAAGGACAATCCGTTTGGCGGTTATGATCGTATTGCTCAGGACTTACAAGGCCGTGGTGAAGAAGAAATCCTAACGCGAGCCTACGGCGTTCCCACCAAGAGTGCGTCCACTAGGTTCCCTATGTTCTCGCGGGAGATCAATGTCATACCACATGACAAGATACCGCGTGATAACGTAACACGCTACATGGTCCTAGACCCGGCTGGGCGCAAGAACTGGTTTATGTGCTGGATAGCCGTAGATGAAAGCGAAACCTACTACGTCTATCGTGAGTGGCCGGATGTTAATGTGGGAGACTGGGCCAAGTGGCATGGAGGACGATGGATAGGTGGAGATGGTAGCAAGGGGCTTGGCTACGGCATTAAGAACTACGTTGACCTAATCATCCGGTCGGAGTCGGATGACAAGGAGGAGATACTGGATAGGCTCATTGACCCGCGCCTTGGAGCAGCCAAGTATCAGTCACAGAACGGGGCGAGTTCTATCATTGAAGACTTGGCAGACAATGGGCTGACGTTCAATCCTGCTCCCGGTCTGGACATTGAGGACGGCATCCAAGCCATCCAAAGCAAGATGGCCTACAATCGTAAGGCCAAGATAGATAGTCTCAACCGCCCACGATTCTATGTCTCAGAGAATTGCCAGAACATCATCACTGCCCTTCAGGAATACACGGGGGACGGCGGAACGGATGAAGCATGGAAAGACCCGATAGACGTTATCCGCTATGCGTGCATTGACGGCATACGCTGGATGGATAAGACAATACAACAACCAAAACGAAGGAGCGGATACTAATGGCTAAAGTAAAAATCATCACGCTGGCCGACAGGCTGGGCAAGACAGTTAACGAGCTGCTTAAAATTAAAGCGGCAAAACTAAAGGAGGGGCTGCACTACTCCGGTTACGGAAAGAACACCTACCTCACCGAAGAAGCCGTAGAGTTAATTGAGCTATCGCTTGAGGCTCCGCTTGCTGTTCCAAACAAAATTAGGGCAACGGTGTTGATGGAAGCCCGCAATCCACGATGGGTTTACGCAAAGCTAGAGGGGCATGAAGGCAAGGTGCCTGTTGCAATCCCTCGCAAACTCCGTGGTAAGCTGTTGGGCAAACGAATAAATGTTGACGCAATTACAGACTCATCCGGTGGAACTACCTATCGCCATGAAATGCTTGGAGATTGATATTACATTGGACCGTAAGTGGCAGGACGAACAGATTGATCGTCTGTTGGGTTTTGAAATTTTGCAACGAACACTTCACGCTGAATACCAACCGATTGAAGCTGCTGTCCTAGCGGACAAGGTAGCAATTGATAAGGGTGCAGCCTACCGCATCATTCGCGCTATTGGACAAAATCTAAATGGAAAACGATAATCAAGAAGCACTTATTTACGTTCAGGATAAGCCAAATGTTATGGCTATCCGTAATGCGTATGAACGCACTACCACCGATCTCAATTTCTATTTTGACCAGTGTGCTGACGCCTATGATAATCGGCGCAACTTGTGGGCAGGGAAGTCCGAGGATTTACGCAAGGGCGGAAGCGATGCCTTCCCGTGGAAAGGTGCATCCGATCAGGAGGCCCATGTCATTAACGAGCGCATCAATCGCTATGTGGCGATGTTCATGTCTTCGCTCAACCGCGCTAACATTCGCGCCTATCCGGTTGAGTCTGGCGACATTGGCCGCGCCCGCGTTACAAGTGCGTTCCTAAAGTGGATGGTGGCTAGTTATATTCCTCAGTTCAAACGGCAAATGGAACTTGGGGCCAACTACCTCCTTGAGCGTGGCATCATGATTACCTATGTGGGCTGGCAAAAGGAAGACCGCATCTTCAAGCAGAAGCTCACACTAGATCAGCTTCAGCAAGTTAGTCCCGATTTGGTTAAAGCCATCTTGGAGAAAAAGTCCGACGACCAATTGGTTGAGCTTTTGAAAGGTCAATTCAATGGAATGACTGACAAGAAAGCCAAGCGTGCATTGAATGATTTGCGGAAGACTGGTAATGCTGAGTTTCCCATCATTCGGCGCAGCGTAGATTGCCCAATGGTTCAAGCCATTGCTCCCGATGGAGATGTTTTGTTTCCGTCCTACACCACCGACCCACAGAAAGTTCCCTATTGCTTCTGGCGCGTGTTGATGAGTGCTCAGCAGCTCAAGAATAAAATTGCAACAGAGGGCTGGGATGAGAGTTGGGTTGATTATGTCATTGAAAATTGCGGCGAGGAAGGCGACCCAATCAACAACAATAACAACAACACCAATTTCACCTACAAATCTACGACGTATGACGCCAGTGAGTTGTTTGAAGTGATTTATTGCTACCAACGCCTAGTTGATGAGGACAACGCGGAGGGTATTTATTGCACCGTTTTCCATAGAAACGTAATTGGTAAGCAAAATGTAGAGGATTATGCAAAGCATGAGCTTCTGAACGGCTACGAAGACTACCCGTTTGTCGTAACAAAGATTAGCGAGGACAACAAACGTCTCTACGATCTTCAAAGTTTTGCTGATTTGCTCAAAGGCATCCAGTGGCAAACAAAGGTGGAGCGCGATAGCCGCACAGACCGCAACTCGCTTGCTACTCTTCCGTGGATTGAACATCCAATGGGCTTCCCGCCTAGCGATATTCGTCCCGGTGGGCTCCTTCCCTATCGCCGCCAAGGGGAGATTCGTTACGGCCCAACGCCGCAATACAATCCCGGCTCGGTGGAAATGGAAAACACCCTGCTTACGCAAGCCGACAAGCTAATTGGTTTGGATGTTGGTAATCCATTGTCCACAATTCAACAGCAGTATTTCGTGGATAAGTTCCTGACTCACGTTAGGGACGTTCTGCGCCTGTCATACAAGTGCTATCAACGCTTTGGCCCAGATCAAGTGTTCTTCCGCGTAACAGGCGTTTCCGACCCACAGAAGTTTAGCAAGGGAGACCCTAACGAGAACTTTGACATCATCATCAACTACGACGTTCTGCACAACGACCCAGACAACGTGGAGACACAACTTGGCCAGTTTGTTCAATTGATGCAGCTTGATAGAAATGGCCGAATTGACGTTGATGCCTTGCTTGAAATTAGCGGCTCAGCCATCAATCCAGTCATTGCGGACGCTATCCTGCGTCCACGCGAGCAAGCT